TGTACCAAAATTGGCAAAGGCGAGGAGGGGTAACGTAACGTAACCGGTCCCTTTAGGGACCGTTACCCGTTACCCTGACGATGCAGGAGGATTACGATGGAAATAAATGTGGCGACCAATGTGACGAGCCTGACCCAGATCATGAACGCTTTTGGCAAAGACCAACTGCCATTCGCCATGGCTCAGTCAATGAACCAGACGGCGTTTGAGATGCGGACGCAGACCATCGAACGGACATGGCCCGGCGATGTCACACAGCGCAACAAACGCTTCATGCGCTCGGCCATGATGACGACGACCAAGCGATCAGGGAACTATGCGACCAAGAAGAATTTAAACGTCACAGTGGGGAACTATCCCAAGGGCCACAAGCTCAACCGAGACTTCATGGAGCGGTTGGCGGTCGGTGGGGTCAAGAAGCCACGCGGGACATCGCTGGCGATCCCTGGGCGTGATGCCAACATGCCACGCACTGCCGGTGGCGCAATCAGGAAGTCAAACAGGCCGCGCCAACTGCTCAATCGCAAGAACGTGTTCAGGATAACGTCCAAGGGCGGCGCCGACCTGATCGTGCGGAGAGCGACGAAGAAACGCTATCCGCTCCAAGTCCTGTATTTGATGGAACCCGATGGCAATGTTAAGAAGCAGTTCGATTTCTATGAGGACGCGAACAAACAGGGCAAGATATCCATGGCTAGAAACTTCAAAAAGAACTTCAAGAAGGCCCAGGCGTCGGCAAAGCCTAATAGGCGGTGAGATTGCGCGGGTCCTCCCTGGCTGATAACCATACGGGTAACGCGCGACCTCGTAAGATTCGTAGCGACAGAAATTTTGTTAGCGTTTCGCTTCGCTAAAACGGGAGAAAAATGATGGCGGAATTTCCGGCATATAAAACGATCAAGACGGCAAACCTAATTCCATATGCTCGCAACAGCCGGACGCATAGCGATGCGCAGGTTGCGAAGCTGGCGGCCTCCATTAAGGAGTTCGGGTTTCTGAACCCTGTTATTGTGGACGGTGACAACGGGATCATAGCGGGTCACGGTCGCATCCTGGCGGCGCAGAAACTAGGGCTGGAAGCCGTCCCGACCATCGAGGCGGGCCACCTGACCGAAGCGCAACGGCGCGCCTACATCATCGCGGACAACCGGCTGGCGCTCGATGCTAGCTGGGACGATGAATTGCTGCGGATTGAACTGGGCGATCTAGATGCGGATAACTTCGACCTGAGCCTGACCGGCTTTGAACTAGATGAAATAGCCGCATTTTTTGATGAAAATATATTAAGTCAAGATGCGCCAGATGATTTTTCCGAAGTCGATGAAACCGATATGCAGCACACCTGTCCTAAATGCGGGTTTGAATTTGATGACTGATTATAAAATACCAACAGTCAAAGAGTTGCGAAGGTCTACGGAGAGCGGGAGTCACAAGTTTGAGGTCGTATCTCTCTTCGCGGGCGGCGGCGGGTCGTCTACAGGCTATAGAATGGCCGGGGGGAAGGTGCTAGCTGTTAATGAGTTTATTCCCGAAGCCGTAAAGACCTACAATGCAAATTGGCCGACGACGAAGGTTCTGCCGGGCGACGTTAGAAATCTTTCTGGTCAAGATATCTTAGACGTTATTGAACGCAAGTCGGGGCAGCTAGATATTTTAGACGGTTCTCCGCCTTGCTCTGCGTTTTCGACGGCAGGAAGCAGAGACAAAGGCTGGGGCAAGGCAAAAAAGTATTCTGACACCTCTCAAGAGAATGTAGAGGATTTGTTCTTTGATTATATCCGTATTTTGCGAGACATTCAGCCAAAGGTGTTCGTTGCTGAAAACGTCAGCGGGTTAGCTAAGGGCGTTGCTAAGGGTTATTTGAATCAAATCCTGCGCGAACTTCGTGCAAGCGGCTATCAAATCTCATGTAAGATATTAGACGCGCAGTGGCTAGGCGTGCCGCAAAAGAGAGCAAGGACAATTTTTGTAGGCGTTCGAAACGATCTGTGGACAGATGAATTCAAAGGTCGCCTGCATCCCGCTCCTCAATCTAATAGGCCAACGCTTCGCCAAGCGTTTGAGGGTTTGAGTTTTACGGATGATGATAAAAAGAAAACCGACATTTCAAAATATGCGACCTTTCGCGAGCTGGTGAAACTTCCGAAAGGCGGACAGAGCAAGAAATACTTTCAGCTTGTTAAGGCTGACCCCAGTTCTATTTCTGGGTGCGTTACAGCAAGCTCTGGCACATCGGGGATTGCTTGCGTTCGTCATTGGGATAATCGCGCCTTTACGGTTTCAGAGGTAAAGCGCATTATGTCGATACCTGATGATTATGTTTTGACGGGAACATATAAACAGCAGGTGGAACGGTTAGGCCGTATGGTTGCACCGTTTATGATGAAAGCCGTCGCAAAAAATATCTTAGGATTAGGAGTGTTAAATGCAGATACCAAGTGAAGGCTCATGGTCATTCGATGCTGATGGAATAGCAGATGCCTTCGACGATCACGTCAGAGAGCAGCTTCCTTGGTATGACTTAGCGACGGATGCCTTGATTCATATTGCGAGACATTACATTCCAGAGGGCGGGATTGTTTATGACATAGGCGCATCAACGGGCAATGTAGGACGCTCGATTCAGGGAATCTTAGAGGATAGGTCAGCAAGACTTATTGCCATCGAAAAGTCAGAAGAAATGTCTAAAAGATACAATGGTCCGGGCGATCTTATTGTTGCAGATGCGACTGAAATTGAATTTGAGCAGTTCGACTTCGGTGTGGTGTTCCTTGCAGCTATCTTCATGCCAGTGACAAAGCGCAAAATCTTATTTGATAACATGATTAAAGGATTAAAAGACGGCGGGGCAATCGTGCTCGTAGAGCGCATGGAGGCAGGAACAGGTTATCCGTCAACAATAAGTGCAAGGATCACACTGGCAAATAAACTAAAATCTGGCGCATCTCCTGATGATATAATCTCAAAAGAACTGAGCCTCAGCGGAGTACAGCGGCCAATGTCTCAAAGTGAAATACCTAATAGCGCTGTTGAGTTTTTTAGACTAGGAGACTTTGCTGGCTGGATCATTCAGCGAGGTCTTTGATGGCTGACCCGGCAACATATCCAGTCGAAACAATTGCTCGGTTGCTCGATTTAACAACCCGGCGAGTCCAGCAGTTGTCCAAAGAGGGCGTCATTCCACGAGCCGATCGGGGCCGCTATGAGTTAGTACCAGCCGTTCGAGGGTATGTTGCCTACCTTAAAGAACGATCTATCAACCCTGGCGTCGTTAGTTTCGATGAAGTTCGAGCGCGTAAGACGGCAGCCGAGGCTGAAATGGCTGAGATTGAATTGAAGGAAAGGAAAGGCGTTCTGATTCCAACGGAGGAAGTCGCGCGATCCTGGGCTGAGATCATCGGCGCCTGCCGGTCCAAGCTGTTGTCTATGCCTGCCAAGATCGCGCCGGTGGTGGCGGTTGAGGACACGCCTGCTATATGTAAGCAGATCGTGGAGGAACAAATCGGGGAAGCGCTGGATGAATTATCAAAGTGGGTCGGCAGCTATGAACCCGATGTCGATGCTGACGAGCCAGATGGCGGAGATGCTGAAGCCGCCATCGAAGCTGACGGTGAGCCAGTGGGCTGACGCGCAGCGGAGGCTATCGCCAGAGGCATCAGCCGAGCCGGGCAAATGGTACACAAGCCGGGCCGAATACTCGCGCGGGATCATGGACGCCTGCTCTGACCCGGCGATTGAGCGGGTGGTGGTTATGTCATCCGCCCAGGTTGGGAAGACTGAAATCCTTCTCAACGTCATTGGCTTCCACATTGACCAAGATGCAAGCCCCATCCTGTGCGTTCAGCCGACGTTATCTATGGGGCAGGCGTTTTCCAAAGACCGGCTGGCGCCAATGCTGCGCGATACGCCTGCGCTGAAGGGCAAGGTACAAGACCCGCGAACGCGGGACAGTGGTAATACAACCCTGCACAAGGTATTCCCAGGCGGCCACATAACCATCGCCGGTTCTAACTCTGCCGCCGGGTTGGCATCGAGGCCGGTGCGGATTGTGCTAGCCGATGAGTTAGATCGCTGGCCATCCAGCGCGGGGACGGAAGGCGACCCGCTACGGCTGGCCGAAAAACGGGCCACGACTTTCTGGAACTCAAAGATTGTTATTGTCTCGACACCAACGGTGAAGAACTCCAGCCGGATCGAGGCGGAGTATATCGACAGCGACCAGCGCGAGTTCTGGGTTGATTGCCCAGAGTGCGATGAGCCACAGACCCTGAAGTGGTCGCAAGTCCAATGGCCTGATGGGGAGCCGGATAAGGCGGCATATGTCTGTGCATGCTGCGGCGCAGCATGGTCTGACGCGGCGCGATATAAAGCTATCGCTAAAGGCAAATGGATCGCCCAAAAGCCAGGAGGCCGCACGGCTGGTTTTAAACTGAGCGGGCTGTATTCGCCTTGGATTACGTTGGCCGAGGCGGCGCGAGATTTTCTTGAGGCCAAAAAACTGCCGGAAACTCTGCGCGTCTGGGTGAATACGTTTGCCGGTGAGACGTGGGAGGAACAAGGTGAGGGCGTCAACGATGACGAGATACCGGGGCGCGGCGAGGCGTATGAGGAAATCCCTGACCCTGTTCTGATGGTGACGGCTGGCATTGATACCCAAAACGATCGGTTAGAAATTGAGGTCCTGGGCCATGCGATTGACCATGAGACCTATAGCATTGACCATCACATCATCTATGGCGACCCGTCGGCTCCGCAGCTTTGGAATGATCTTGACGCCTATCTGTCCCAATCGTTTGAGCGGGCCGATGGCGGGTCCATGAAAATCCGGGCGGCGGCCATTGACTCCGGTGGACACTACACCCAGGCCGTCTATGATTTTGTTAGGCCGAGAGAGCGTCGAGGTATCTTTGCCATTAAAGGCGTTGGCGGAGAGGGCAAACCAATCGCCGGGCGCCCGACGCGAAACAACATTGGCAAGATCAAACTGTTCCCAGTCGGCGTTGACACTGCCAAAGAATTGATCTATGGACGGTTGAAGATATCTGTTCCAGGGCCGGGGTTTTGCCATTTTCCGAGCCGGTATGATGATGAATACTTTGCCCAGCTAACGGCAGAGCAGGTTGTCACTCGATTCTCAAAAGGGTTCAGGAAGCGGGAATGGAAAAAAACAAGGGCGCGAAATGAGGCGCTGGATTTAAGGGTCTATGCAATAGCGGCGTTTTCAATTGCTAATCTAAGCATGAAGGCGCTGAGTGAAAAACGAGCCGAGGCCAGGGAGAAGCCAAAGCAACCACCGATGCAGCAAGGCCGATATGGCTCGCCCAATCGTAACTTTGCTACAAGTTGGAGATAGATTTGGCCAATCAATTCGACCCGGCAAACAGCCCAACCATTGAGCCTGAGCGCATCGTTGTCGGCGATTTTATTCAATGGCGGCGCGTTGATCTTGGCACTGATTATCCTAACGACGCTTACACTGCGACCTATGTCGCCCGCATAACTGGCGGCGGTTCGTCTGAAATTCAGATTGCTGGGACCGCCTACAATTCCGACTATTTGTTTTCTGCATCGTCCAGCGTGTCTGAAAACTTCACGGCTGGGTTCTATCATTACCAGCTTGAAATGGTCCGCAATTCCGACAGCGAGCGCATTGTCATTGATCGCGGCACGTTCACTGCGGTTGTTGATTTAGATGTCAACGGCGCTGACCCGCGCAGCCATGCCGAGATTATGGTGGACAAGATTGAGACAGTTCTGCAAGGCAGGGCTGATGCTGATGTTCTGTCCTACTCCATAAACGGTCGGTCGCTTTCAAAGATGCCGCCGAATGAACTTGTTGAATGGCGGGACTATTACAAGCGCGAGTTCCTGATGGAAAAACGCAAAGAGCGGATCAGGCGTAAGATTGCCTCCGGCGCAACCATTGTGGCGAGGTTTTAATCATGGCCTTTTGGGATCGGTTCAAGCGAAAAGATGAAGCCAAGATTGCCAAACGCAATTACGCGGGCGCCCGTGGCGGTCGTTTGTTCGGAGACTTTGGCAACTCGAACAACTCTGCCGATTCAGAGTTACGATATACGCTGGAGGTTCTGCGGGATCGCTCGCGTGAACTCGTTCGCGATAATGAATATGCCAAGCGGTATATGCAGCTGCTCAAGACCAACGTGGTCGGTGATCGCGGGTTTCATCTCCAGGTCAAAGCGCGCAACTCAGACGGGACGCTGGATCAGTCTGGCAATGCGATCATCGAAAACGCCTGGAAAAAATGGGGACGGCTGGGGAATTGCACTGTTGATGGCAAGATGTCCTGGCTTGATGTCCAGCGCTATGTCATCGAAACAATGGCGCGCGATGGTGAATGTTTTATCCGCAAGGTTCGTGGCAAGAATTATCAGGACGGGTTCTCGCTTCAGATGCTTGAGGCGGACCTGATTGACGAAAAGAAAAACGAAGTTCTGGAAAATGGCGCTCATATTCGCATGGGCATCGAGATGGACAAGCGCCACAAGATTACGGCCTATTGGGTTTTGACTGCACATCCGGGTGATCGCTTTTATCAGACGCAATCACAGCGGCACATCCGCGTTCCGGCTGAAGAAATCCTGCACGTTTATATGCCGACCCGCTCGCACCAAACGCGCGGTGAGCCGTTTATGACGCCAGCGTTGTCAGCCATGAAACAACTGATGGCCTTTCGCGAGGCCGAATTGATTGCTGCCAGAATATCGGCATCCAAGATGGGCATCATTACAAGCCCAGGCGGCGACGAATATGTTGGCGACGATGCCGACGACCATATGCCAGTGATTTCTACCGAGCCTGGGTCTTGGCACGCTCTGCCTGCCGGGTATGGCATGGAGATGTTCGATCCCAAACACCCCAACACCGGGTTCGGTGAATTTGAATCTGCCATGTTGCGAGGCATATCGTCGGGCCTTGGTGTTAGCTATGCGGCGCTGTCCAGCGATCTGAGCAGCGTGAATTATAGTTCTATTCGCCAAGGCGCTTTGGATGAACGGGATGGTTACAGGGCGCTGCAACAGTTCGTGATTGAACACGCGGTTGAGCCGATCTTTAGAGAATG